TGTAAGGCCGAGAAACAAAACTTCAAACATTGTCCTGGTACTTTTTGCAAGCTCACGGCTCCAGTTGCGGACTTCGTACCATTCAGGATTATTGATAATTCTCTGAGTGGCTTTTTTGTGAAATGGTGCAGGCTCTGAAAAAGCATATTTTGGAAAGTAGTATTTAAACCATTCCTCCACATTAGCTTCCAAATGTGCCATCCGTTTTCGCTTTTGTTCGGGAGTTTCATTTTTGTCCACTGGTGTACTGTTGCGCACCGAGTCTCTAAACTCCGACCATAAAAGCTCAATTTTTTTATCGCTCAATGCCATCTTAATTGGCTTTTAAACAGTGTTTAATAAATGCATCGTACAAGTCAACTACCTCCTTGCTTTTTTGAAAGTCGTGGCTTTGTAAAAAAGTGATGAATCTTTTACCAACTTCAAAAACATCAGTGATATTGGTTTCCTCTTCTAACTGCTCAATAGATGCAGTGATCTTGGCCATGATATCGGCTTCTTTAGAATTGGCATAACGTTCACCAGCAGCCTTTTTGCGAATAGCAGCATTGATTTCGCTAAGCTGTTCGTACATGTGCGATAGCTGCTCTTGTTTTGAAATTAGTAGTGACTTGCGAAGGCGTTCCCAATTTTCATCTTTCACCCATTTGGTAATTGTTTTCTCTGAAACACCAACTTTATCTGCAATTGCTTTTTGGGTAATATTTCCCTCGCAGAATAATTGTTGCGCCCATTCCTTTTTTTGTTTGATGCTTAAGTCTGCCATCCGTTATGTTTTGCTGTACAGCAAAATTGCCCGAAAAAAGGGGCTGGATTGATGTCTAAAATCTAAGTCGGGGAACTATGTGGCATAAGTGTTGGCACTTTATTAATTGTGCTGTAAAGCCCATTTGGCAAGGGTTTCAAGGCTGTGCAATTTTACAACCTACAAGCTAGTAAACAAAAACGTAAAGGTAGTATGAACAAAGTTTGGGCAGTTAATAAACTCGATAAAAACACAGCGGAAATTCTCCTTTATGGCTACATAGGAAGCGATAAGGTTAACGCTGATGCTTTTGTGAAAGAGCTTAAGCAACTAGAAACCCAATATCAAACTATCAATTTACGCATTAACAGTGGTGGTGGTAGCATTTTTGAAGGGCTCGCCATTTTCAATGCAATCGGTCAAAGTTCTTGTGCAATCGACGCTTACATAGATGGCCTTTGTGCTTCTATGGCATCTGTACTCATATTGCGCTGTCGTAAAATCTACATGTCAAAAGTGGCAATGTTGATGACGCACAGACCAAGTGGAGCGGCAATGGGTAATCCTGATCAGCTTAGAAGTACAGCTGACATGTTGGAAGGTTTAGAAGAAACAGTTTGTAGCATTTATGCTGAACGTACAGGCTTAAGCATTGAAGATGTCAAGAAGAAATTCATGGGCACTTCTGATAACTGGCTTACAGCCGATGATGCTCTTGAGTGTAAGTTAATTGATGGCATTTATGATGCGCCCAAAGCGGCCGCTTTACCACCAGCAACAATGCGTGCAGAGCAAGACCTGGTTAACTACTTCACAAATTCATTTAATCACTTAGATATGAAACAATTCACACTATCTGCCAATTTGATGGCAACTCTTGGCCTTACGGCTGATTCTGATCAATCTGCAGCAGAAGCTGTGATTGCAACTATGGCTGCAAAAGCTGCTAAAGTAGAAACCTTAAATGCTGAATTAACAACAGCTAAAGAAACGATTCAAAGCTTTGAAGCCAATGCTGTAAATGCAAAAGCAGAAAAGCTTGTTGATGATGCGATTGCTGCAAGGAAAATTGTGGCTGGTGATAGAGAAAAGTATTTGCGTTTGGCAAAGGCTGATTTTGAAGGAACAGAAAGCCTAGTGAATGATTTGAAACCATACATGAGCATTGCCGATCAGATCACTTCAGGTGATTCAAATGCAGCTGAGCTTGCTGAACTGGTAAAAATGAGCGGACGTGACTTGCATATGAAGGGCAAGTTTGAAAGACTTAAGCAGCTAAACATGGCTGAATTCAAAAATAAATACAAAGAGTATTTCGGTCAGGATTACAAATAAAACATAAACCTCTATATCCATGCATAGGCCAGCCCGATACCGTCAATGGATCGGGCTTTGGCGGCGAAGTAATCTCAAAATTCAAACAACTAATATGAAACAGTTTAATCGTGTTTTCTCAATCATGTTAATGGCTTTAATGTCCATTGTACTCTTAACCTCATTTACAGGGTTATCACCCCTTACCAGTACAGCCATTGTTTTTGGTATAGGTACTTTTATTCCAATGCCTAAAAACGTGTTTAATGGCGTTATCATTGAAACTTGGGCTAACTACATTATTGAGCGATTCTTTAAAGACAATCAGTTTTTGAGATTTGCATTCGATGATTCCCAATACGTACAGGTCGGTAGAATTGTGCATATTCCTCAACCAGGATCAAGACCAACTGTTGTAAAAAATAGAAGTGTATTTCCGGCAACTGCAGTTCGTAGAGCAGATACAGACGTTGTATATGCTTTAGACGAATACACAACTGATCCTACACATATTCCAAATATTGATCAAATCCATTTAAGCTACAACAAACAAGACAGTGTATTGGGTGACCATATGCAAGTTTTGGATGAAACTGTAGCTGATGACATGTTAATCAAGTGGGGTGGAAATGCAACCATTGTTGAAACAACAGGCGCGGCAGTTGCACCAGTAGGCGCACAAACTGGTAACAGAAAAGGCTTTGGTCATGCGGATTTGAAAAAATTAATGATCAGAATGAATGCTGATAATGTACCTAAAAACGATCGTTATGTATTAATTGACGATAACATGTATGAATTCTTCTATGATTCATTAAGTGAAACCAATGCAAAAGACTTTTCAAGATATGCGGATGCTGAAAATGGTGTTATTGGGAAATTACACGGCTTTAGCATCATGACTAGAAGCTCTGTATTAGCGGCAACATCAGCAAATGCAATTAAATCTTTAGGCTCTGCTTTAGCAGCTTCTGATGGTCTTTGCTCATTAGCATGGCAGAAAAATACTGTTGCTTTTGCAATGGGTAATACACAACTTTTTGAAGACACTAATAACCCATTATACTACGGCGATATCTACAGCACATTAGTAATGTGTGGATGTAGAGTAAGACGTGAGGATGGCAAAGGTGTTTATGTGATTAAACAAGCTGCATCAGCATAGTAATCCTATTTAAAAAGGTGGTTGGTTAATGAATGCGTCCGTAAAAAGACGCTTCATTTACCGATTGCAAAAACTAAAAGAATGGATATTTCTACAAAAGTAGGAACTGCATCAGGTGCAATTGTTGGATTCGTAAAATTCTTGATTTCAATTGACAGTACATTTTTATTGCGAATGGCTGAAAGCGGTTTAGCTGCTTTATTATCAGGCGCAATGGCATCTCTAGGTTCTTATTTGATGGTTCGTTGGATTAAAAATAAATACAAGCAAAATGGAAAACATAAATCGGAGAATTAAGGGTAAAACGCCAAAGTGGTTTCGTCAGATCATTCGTGTTTGTCTGACATTATCTATCGTTGGAGTAACTCTTTTAACGGCAGAACAACAAGTGCCTGGTTTCATTTTGCCACAATTGATGCACACAATTTCACAATGGTTTGTTGTTGCTGGATTAGTTGGTGCGGCCATTGCAAAAACAGCAAAAGAAAGTGAGTAAAAAATACTTTTTCATATTATCAATCGTACTCTTAACGCTATCCTGCCAACGCAGAATGATGCCAGTAAAGGCCAGCGAGGTAAAGGATAGCACCGTGGAGAAATCATCTGTCACCCGTAAGGACAGTGTTTTCTCCTTTATGCCACTAAACGCAAGTTTGGCAACTACGGTTGATAGTTTGCTTTCGGTGTTAAAGCAAATTCAATTATTAAATATCAACCCTGATTCTTTAGATACAAAACCAAAAGTGATTGTTTTAAAAGATTTGTCGGACACCATCGGTAAGACCAAAATTCTTGACAAGAAAAGCGGTCAAATAAGAGCCAGTTTATGGCTTGATCGTTCAGGTAATCTTCTATTTAGTTGTAATACAGATTCGCTTAAACATAAAATAAGTTGGCTTGAATCAGAGCTTAGAAAGGAGAAATATTATAATGAAACAAAGACTGTAGAAGTAAAGGTTGAAGTTCCAGACCCATTTATACCTAACTATATTTTGTGGATAATGGGCATCAGTTTAGCACTCAATGCGTGGGTATTTCGTAAGCCATTTTTAAACTTAATTAAGCACTTTTTTAAGCCTTGGTAATGCAAAGGATTAGTCAACATATTAGTTATTCTGAAGGAATTGTAAGTGCAACTGGCTTAAGGCTTGGTATTGCCAACAATCCTCCTGCAGCAGTTTTAGCCAATATGCAAATTACTGCAGAGGCCATATTTGAGCCATTGAGAGAACATTTTGGCATACCTATTCGCATTTTATCTTTTTACAGAAGTCCAGCTTTAAACAGAGCTGTCGGTGGTTCACAAACGAGCCAACACATGACAGGAGAAGCAATTGATATGCAGGGAACTGGGGAATTGTCAAATGCTGATCTGTTCAATTATATCAAAGACAACCTTCCATTTGATCAGTTGATTTGGGAGTTTGGAACTAGCAAAGAGCCTGATTGGGTTCATGTAAGTTTCAGTAAAAGACCAAGAAAAAGTGTACTCAGGGCTTCAAGAGTAAACGGTAAAACAACCTATACAAAAATTTAAATCAAATGAATAAGAAACAAGCCATCGCAATCGCGAAACCTCTTTTTAAACATTATCCTGGTACAAAAGATTTTTATATCACCAGCGATGGTGAAGCCTTTTTTACCGAGAACGATGCTTTTCATCATGGCAAATCTCTTGGCGATGTTGATCAGCCATTTATCAGCGTCAATATTGACGATAAAGATGAGGAGAAAACAAGCGCTAAATTGGTAAAAAAGATAGTTACTCAAGAAGATCTTGATGCCAACCCAGAATTAGTTGTAAAGGGCATTAAAGTGGGTGATGAAATTGAAATTCCCGCCCCTCCAAAGCCTGCAGCTTCAGAAACAAAACCAAAACCACCAAAAACTGCGGCACCTCCAAAGCCTGCAGCAGTTAAAAAATAATTTTTAAACTTAAGATTTTAACACATGGCACGTCCATCAGTATCAGTCAACATAAGCAACGGTAATTTAGGTTTATCTGCTCCAAATCAAAATGGCATAGCTATTTTGCTTGTTGCAGCTCCAACTGCTCCAACTGCAGGTTATGGTACCGCTTTTTTAATTACTAACAAATTAGAGGCGAAAGCTGCATTTGCTCATGCTAATAATGCACCCGTTTTAGAAGCTATTGAAAAAGGCTTTTATGGCGAAGCACCTGAAGGAAGTAAGTTGTATGTTTTGGCGATGGCTCAGTCCACTACTCTAGAGTCTTTATTAGCCACTGTTAATGCTGAAAAGGCATTGAATTTGGCAGGCGGACTTGCACGCTTAGTTGCAGCTGTAAAATTTCCTGCAGACAATTATGCTCCGACAATTGCTGATGGTTTAGATCAAGATGTTATTACGGCTGTTACTGCTGCTCAAACTCTTGCAGATAGCTGGAGTTTAAAAAACAAAGGGTTCAGAAGCTTAATTCAAGCATTCGGATTTACTAATCCAACAGATGTTAAAGATTATTCAGCTGCAACAAACAGAAATGTTGGTATTGTAGTCGGCAGTATAGCTAATAGCACAGCTACAGCTACTTTGTTGGCTCTTGGTAGAGCTGCATCTATTGATCCTCAACAAAACATTGGCCGTGTTAAAACTGGTAGTTTGAATATTGATTCTTCAGCTTCGGTAAAAATTGGGGCTACTGAAGCTGATCAAGTGAGTAGTGCATTATTAAATTCTTTGCATACTAAGCGGTACATCACTTTTGAGAAAAATGAAATTGCCGCTGGATACATCTTTAATGATGACTTGATGGCTTGCATCAAAAGTGATGATTATAATAATCTTCGTCATGGCCGTGTGATTGATAATGCCCAAAGAGTTGCTTACAATGCATATTATGAAGAGTTAAAAAATGATGTTGAAGTTGATGAAACGGGTAGGTTAGACAGCATTGTTGAAAAAGGACTTGAAACCAAAATCCAAGTGGCCATTGATCAACAAATGCGTGGTCAATTAGCAACCCGAAAAGACGGGTCTAGCGATATTCAAGTTTTAGTGAATCCTGATACTGTTGATTTTGCTGCTTTGTATGCAAAAAATGGCATCAGTAATCCAAATCTGAATATCATTCAAAATGAAACAGTCTATCTGTTTATCTTCTTAAAACCTAAAGGATGTTTGAAATACATACAAGTGTATTTAGGACTTTCTGCTGCAACTGTATAATTAATTCATAAGTAAAAAATATCCCATGTTTAATAGCAACGAATTCGACTTCTCTGACGTAAAAGTTTTTTTACTTGGCACCAGTCTTACTGGACTTCGTGGATTGACTTATAAAAAAAGTCAAGAAAAAGAAGTTGTTTATGGCCAAGGAAATGAAGGCAAATCAATTCAGAGAGGCAACAAAAAATATGATGGCTCATTAATGCTGTTAAAAAGTGACTATGATGCCTTACACAGGGCGGCAGTTGCTGCTGGTTACGAAGATATTGTTGATGTACCAGGAAAGTTGATCAACATTACTTGTGTATACCAAAAACTAGGCATTAAAGGTCTTAGTACAGTTCAAATTTTGAACGTAGAATTTACAGAGTGCGAGGATGGAATGAAGCAGAATGACAAATTTAAAGAGGTTACTCTTCCTTTCATTGCGCTTAAAACAAGACAATTATAATTCTAAAATCAACCACCATGTCAAAATTAAAAGGTCAAGTTACCCCTGAACAAATCCAAAATTGGATTAAAGAAGTAAAAGAGAAGTACGGGTCAACCGCTAAAGTACACTCGTATGAAGTTGATGGACGCATTGGTTATTTGCGTTCAGTTGATCGTGATACTTACAGCTTAGCCGTATCAAAAGTAAGCTCTAATCCAGCCAAATTTAATGAGGTTGTGATTGAGTCTATTTGGCTAGGCGGAGACGAAGAAATCAAAAAAGATGACCAGTTGTATTTTGGTCTGATTGACTTCGTAGAAGATTTTATGGGTAAAAAAAAGGGCATCTTGAAGAGCTTATAAAATCTGCTAGTGGTAAACCTGAATCAAATTTTGTGCAGTATATCAACACACAACTTAGATATCACTTGGGTTTTACAACTAAAGAATTAAAAGAAATGGATGATGCTGAATGGGCAGAGCAATTTGCAATTCTGCAGCACATTCGAGAACAAGAATCTAAACAGAAGCCCTTTGGATAACAGAGGGCTTTTTTTATACTATGGCAAACGCACTTGAATTTATCATTAAACTTACCGACATGCTCACACCGAGTATGCGTCAAGCCGCGCAGATTAGTGAAAGCTCTGCCGTGAAAATTCAAAGTCAATTTGATAAAATTACCAATAAGGGTAAAAATATGGGAGCTTCATTAAATGAGCTCAAAAGCCGTTTAGAATCTGTAAATCAGGTTCGTTTTTCAACTTTATATGCTAAGGAATTTGATACCGCAACTCGTGCAGCTAACAGACTAGAAAGGCAGATTCAACAATTAGAAAACAAAGGCAAAGCAGATATAGGCATTGGAGGAATGATTGGCGGTGCTGCTCTAGGTTATGGAGCGTTTGAATTTATTAAATCTGCTATAGGAGCTTCAGCAACTAGAGAGCAACAAACTATCAGCTTTGAGGTTATGACTGGAAGCAAGGAAGTCGGCAACAAATTATTAGATGATTTAGTTAAAATGGGTATTAGAACTCCATTTGAATCTGCTGATTTAATTAAAAATGCAGAACTATTGAAAGGATTCGGTCTTGAAACTAATAAGCTAATTCCGACACTAAATATGCTCGGAGACATATCTAGAGGCAATGCAGAAAAATTGGGCTTATTATCATTGGCTTATGCTCAAGCCTCTTCTGCTGGAAGACTTATGGGTCAGGATTTACTTCAGATGATTAATGCAGGGTTTAATCCTTTGCAACAAATGATAAAAGATAAAGTCTTCCCAAACATGTTAGCTGCAAAAAAAGCCATGGAATCTGGAGCAATTAGTGCTAACATGTTAGAAGCTGCATTTTTGAGTGCTACTGGACCAGGTGGAATGTTTCATAATATGATGGAAAAACAAAGTAACACAATCGCTGGCCGTTGGAGCACTCTAATGGATAATGTAAATCAAAAATTATTAGCTATTGGTAAAACGCTAGAACCTGTAACGATTGCAACGATTGGATTCGTTAATTCATTAATTGAAGGTGAGCCTTATGCAATTGCCATTTCAGTTGCTGTCGGAGCCTTAGCGGCGTCTATTTGGGGGGCAACCATCGCTACTAACGGAATGGCTGTTGCTACTGCTATTCTTAATGCGATTATGAATGCTAACCCAATCGGCCTAATAATTTCAGCAATTGCTGCATTCATTGGTATACTGATTCTAGCATACAACAAGGTTGATTGGTTCAGAGGTATAATAAAAGGCGCATGGGAAGGTTTAAAAGAGTTTGGTTCGCTTATCAAAGATTATGTAATAAACAGAATTCATGAATTGTTATCAGGGATCACTGGATTAGGTAAATCTCTTAGCCTATTTTTTAAAGGTGAGTGGAAAAATGCGTGGGAAGCTGGCAAACAAGCAACTTCTGATTTATTTGGAGTAGGAAGTGCTTCTAAAGCACTTATGGATGCTAAAAAAGTAGGGGAAGCTGCTACAAAAGGGTACAACCAAGGTGTCTCCGAAATAATTAAAGGCACAAGTGCTGGAGTAAATGCAAAGACTGCTACTGCAGGTAATACTGGTACATCTAAAGCAGATTATGGAAATTTTGGTGTTGTTACCGATAAGGCTGATAAAATCAACCAAGGTGGCCAGCGCAGTGTAGTGATCAATATCGGGAAGCAAATTGAAAAAATTGAGAATCACATCATTGGTGGAAGTCAACAAGTGGCTGATGAAATAGAAGCTGCAATCAAAGAGGGTTTGCGCAGAACCATGTTATCAATCAATTCACAAGTAAGTAACTAATGGCAACATTTTCAATAGATAGAATTTGGCAAGCGGCATTTGGGTCAAACATCCCTAATGCAGAGCCAAATATTCCTAAAGCACAGGACAAGAAATTGAATGGCTTGACTGGCTCTAAGTTTTATGCCACGGATAGTCAAGGCATAGAACACTTCATGCCAGTAGAGCTTGATGGTGTCATTCTACCATATGCTTTAATTGATATGACTGCCAAAAAGATAATTGTAAGCACGCCACTTGTTGAAAGAACGGGAGCGGTTAATGAGCTTGTAAGTACCGAGGATTATCAATTTACAATCAAAGCCTTACTGATGGCCGATGACTATCCTGAAGCACAATTAATCGGATGGCATAAAATCTTTCAAAAGAACCAAAGTTTAACGCTTAGGTCGGTTAAAAGCGATGTATTCCTTAAAGGTGATGACAAAGTAATTATCAAAGAAGTGCGCTATCCGAGTATACCAGGCGTTGAGCATGTTCAACCAGTTGAAATGACAGTAATTAGTGATTTAATCTATACCCTAGAAATATAATGTTTGTATTAACCAGCGATATCAGTATTGGGCCTTACAAAAGAGCAAAAGTTCACGAGGTAAGGATTAACAAATCGGTTCATGATTTCGTGAATAAAGCTGTTATAAAGCTACCTACAAGTGCTAGAATAGTGCTAGATGGTAACTTACTTGAAAGCTCTACAAACATTGCAAACAGCTTTTCTGAAGGCGCACTGGTTAAAATAGATCTCGGCTATAACAATGTACTCAAAAATGAATTTGTTGGTTTTGTTAGCCGTGTCAACTTCAAGAGCCCTTTAGAAGTAGAATGTGAAGGTTACAGTTACCTATTAAGAAAAAGGACATACAAAAAGGTATTTAAAAATGCAAAGCTGTTAGATATCCTAAAGTTTTTGGCTTCTGGTACTGATATCGTGATTGATTCAAAAAACATTGAGGATGTAGTTGTAACTAAGCTGCTTCTACAGGATCATTCGGGTACTGAAGCTTTGACGCTGCTCAAAAAGATGTTTGACAACATCATTCTTTTTTGGTTTGAGGGGAAAGTTCTTTATGCATCATTATTCCCAGCAAAGCCAATCGGAGAAACCGTACCATATAGAATTGGATGGAATGTTATCAATGCTGATCAGTTAAAAAAGCGGGAGTCAAAAAATACAGATGTAGAGATAATTTACCAAGCGAGAGAAGCAAGTGGCAATGTTGTCACTGCTATTGGTGGTAGGCTTAAAGCTTTTAAAACTGTAGCTGCAGTAAGCAGTAAAACAGAGGGTGAAAGAAAACGCATTAATACCAGTATTAACAACGTGGCCACACTAAAAAAAATGGCAAACAGTCAGCATTATAAAACAACTTATGATGGCTATGACGGAAAAATAACTGCCTTTTTGGTTCCTTATTGTTTACCAGCTTGGAGTATCAACTTGATAGACAAAAAATTTAAAGAACGTGAAGGCAAGTATATCATAACTGGTGTAGAAATCACCTATGGAATAAATGGAGCAAGAAGAATTTTAGAAATCGGAAATAAAATATAGTGGGCAAAATTGAAGATGATATCAGAGAAGAGCTTGGCAGGTTTGCTGCAAAGTATTCACCAGTAATGATTATGCATGCTGATGTGGTTTCAATTAATGAAGATGACACGATAAAGGTTAAAACGGTTGGGGGTGATGAAATTGACGATGTGAGATTGAAAAGTGTAATTAAAGCTGGTAATAAGTTGGTTTTAACGCCCAAAATTGCAAGCACAGTTCTGATTGGACGAATTGAAAATGGCGAAGACTGGGTTTTAATTAGTGCGGATGAAGTTGAAAAACTATCTCTGCTTATTAATGAGGTTAGTATTGAAGTTGATGAGAATGGTTTAGTTGTTTCAAAAGGTGAGGACAATCTGAAGGACATATTTGGCTTGATCATATCTGCAGTAAAACAAATTGTGGTTTTACAAGGGAATAACCCTGATTATGAAAAGCTAATTGATGCACAAAATAAAGTAAACAACATTTTTAGTTAATGGCATTGAACAAAGACATATTAGGACAAGCTCTCTACGATTTTAGAACAGGGTTTAATGGTAAAACCATTGAACAGTTGCAAACCGAATTTGGCAGTTTAGAAGCAGCACGTTTGGCAATGGCTAAAGGTGAGGCTGAGATATTTATAAACCATATTAAAGATAATGCTGAAGGGGAATACCAAAATGGAAGTTTAGTTGCTGGACCTAATCCAGTAACAAAAGTAAGCGGTGTTACAATAGCAGTTAAAATCAAATAATGAAAGACATTCTTTTAAATAGCGATTTTGATTTAGATGTGGTTAATGGCGATTTGGTCGTTGGCGAAAGTACTAATCAGCACCAGCAGTTATTGTTACTTACTAATAAGGGTGATTGGAAAGAAAATCCATTAATCGGTGTGGGAGCTGCAGCTTTTTTAAAAGATGAAGATGAAAGTGGATTGTTACAAGAAATAAGAATCCAATTTGAAAAAGATGGTATGGAAGTTAATAATATAACAATTGATTCAGGTGAAATAAAAATAGATGCTCAATATAAATAAACATACGACTACGGTTGATTTGGTGATGAATCAGTATCAAAGCTTAGAGCCTTTATTTGCCCTGTGCTTGGCTAATTATGCATCAATTACCGATGATTTAATTGCCGGAAATATTTGGCAATCTGTATCCGTAGAAATCGTACCCGAAAGAGTTATTGTTGAGCGAACTAAACCAATTGAAAAACCATCTATTAAAAAGCGTCAAACTTTTGTTGATTTTGTTACACAGACATCGGGTTCTCTAGAAGGTTTGTTTGAAACTGCTAAACTAAACGGTTTGTCAGTTACTGGCGATGTTTCACCTGGTACTGTTCTTTTTTCATTTATAATTAATGAGGAGGTAACATCATTCTACAAAAATCAAAACTTAGACATTACTGGGAACCCTCTGAATTCCGAAGTATTTCCCAGTGGAATTGGCAATATGCAAATTGGAACATCTTTTAAAGTATACTAATGGCACGAACAATTACAGCGATAGAAAATGAAATAATTGCACAAGTACAGGCAAATGCTACACTTGGCCCATTGTTAACAAGTATAAGTCAAGCAGCCATTTGGCGTTTGATTGTATACGTTTGTGCTGTAGTCATGTGGACAATTGAACAGTTATTTGATATCCACAAGGCTGATATAGAAGAGCAAATTGCCACTTTAAAGCCTCACAGTTTGCGCTGGTATGCTGAAAAAACTAAGCAGTTTCAATACGGATTTAATCTAGTGCCTGAGACAGATGTTTACGATAATACTGGTATAGATGAAAGTGTAGTTGAGGCCAGTAAAATAATCGATTATGCTGTAGCAGTTGAAGTTGAGAGAGGTTTAAGAATTAAAGTAGCTACAACAGTGGGCAACGATTTAGCTCCCCTCAATGTTGACCAACTTAATGCAGCTAAAGAATACTTAAAAAGATTTAAGGATGCAGGGGTTAAAGTTGAAATGACCAGTACATTTGCCGACTCTTTAAAACTTACTGCAGATGTTTATTTCAATCCTTTGGTTTTAAAATCAGATGGCTCAAGGCTTGATGGTGAGAATTCAACTCCTGTTCAAGATGGAACGAAAGCATATTTGAAAAATCTACCTTTTAATGGCTTATTCATATTGCAGAATCTAGTCGATGAAATGCAAAAAATAGATGGTGTTGTTTTAATAGATATTAAAGCAGCTTCAGCTAGATACGGCACTTTATCATATCAGTCATTTTCAGTGCAGTACTTGCCTGATGGCGGTTACTTGAGATTTGTTTCTAACGATGATTTAACTATAAATTTTATCCCTTACAGTGAATAGCAACATATACGATATCACCTATCAAAAGCTTAGAGCTTGGGTCATGCCAAATCTTGTTCGCAAACCAAGATTAACGGCATTACTTCAAGTATTGTGTTTCCCTATCGAAAAGGTTTATCAAGCTTTTAATAGATATAGAAACGCTAAGCAGTACCAGCTAAAAATTAGCCCTCAAGTATGCTATTTAGAAATGATGCTCAACGACAGGTATGATTTTGTTTTGAGGAGAATAAGAATTGAGGATTCATTAGACAAACCCCCATTATATCTGTTTCAAAATTCTGAAAACAAGCCTGTTTTTTTGGGGACTCAATACCTTTTTACAAATGGGGAGGCGGGTGATATAAAAGATGATTTTGTTGTGAAAGTACCTATAGATATAATTTTTGAAAATGCAGAAATGCTAAGCTTACTTAAAAATTACAAGCTAGCTAGTATGAAGCCTAAAATACAACGAATATGAATAAACGTATTGATTTAACGAACATCGGAGGGTTTCCTACAACTCAAGACACCCTTTCATTTATGCAGGATAGCTATAGGGATGCATTTAAAAGCATCGCAAAACTATGCGGTGACAAATCAATTATTGATGGAGTCGTTGTAAATGCGGGGGTTGTAAGCAATGGTTGGATTTCTTATGGAGGTGAATTAATTCCATTTGTTGGTGGTTTATTTTCATCAGGCGTTGTAATTCAGGAGACTGCAACAAAAGCAATGTATCAAGATTTAATTGAAAGAGATGCTTATTTTACAAAAGTGGCCTTTTGCGGAAGTCCCGCAACTTTTCAATTTTCAGATTTGAAAAAACTGAACACATTACAAGAATTTTGGTTGACTGGTGATATCAAGGAAGTCGATTGCAGTGCAGAATATATAGATGACAATTTTGATTCAACTGGGTTAGGTAAAAATGAAAGAATTGGTTGGGCTATTTGTAATGGACTTAACGGCACAAAAAATAGAGGTGGCAGAGTTGGTATTGGTTATTCAACAGTTACAGTTGATCCAGTAGATAATGTTTGGGAAAATACTTATAACAACATAGGAGCTACTGGTGGTGAGAAAAAACACACATTGACAATTGATGAAATACCTCAACACGACCATACCGTAAGAAAAGATGGCTTTTTAAATAAGGGTGCTGGCGATGGTTCTAATGTAATTGGTAGCGAATTAGGAGCTAATCAATTAAAAACAGGCTTCGCAGGTGGTGGGCAAGCGCATGAAAATCGGATGCCATTCATTGTAACACTATTCATACAAAAATTATAATGGCTAAGCAATCAATTGAACAATTAAAGCAATGGTTTGAAACTGGTGACTATCCTACCCAAGCTCAATTTTGGGATTGGTTAGATAGTTTCATCCATAAAGATGATCAGCTTACTGTTGATAATATTCAAAACCTGACAACTATTTTAAGTCAAAAAGCGGAAGCATCGGCTTTGCTGTTGATTACTCCAGTTTTATTGCCTCAAAATACTACACAGTGGGTAGCTCCTGCAGGTACTTTAATTGAAGGCATAGTATTCATGACTTCGGGTAGCAAAAACATAAAAGTTGGCACAAGCCCTGAAGGAGAAGAAATTATATTCTTACAAGAAATAACCGCAAAAGCAATTTTTAGACCTGACTTTATTTGCGATACAGAAACTAATATTTATTTCAGTGGAGTTGGTTCAAACACAATTATTAAAATTTTAAGACGATGAGGTATTTTATTGCATTCTTTTTGCTTTTTATAAGCGCATTTTCTAGTGCTCAAACTGAATTGCTTGATGCCAAAAAAATATGGGTACGAGACAGCATTCGTTTGGGATCAAATTGGATTCGTAGTGTGTCGAAGGATACGGCTTTGTTAACAGTGACCGATCGTGATATCCCTTCAGCAAAAGCTGTCAAAGATTTTGTTTTAAACAGAAAGGCTAATACTGACAGTTTACTTAACCTTAAAATGGACAAGACCGATTCAACAGATTTACTCAGTAAAACAGTAAGGACATTTGGCAATCAATCTGGTATTTTAGGTAATAAGTCTTTCACTAACAACATTACTGCAAACAGCTTTATAAAAGCTTCTGGAACAGCCGATCAACTTTTGGCCGCAAATGGAGATGTGCAAAGTAAAGCTGACATTCATAATGGAGCTTTTACATTCGACACTACTGGAAGATTATTAACCATTCAAACTTTAGGTGGCGGTACTTATTCTGTTTTAATCCCTAGAGGAACTGCAAGTGGAGCTGAAGGTATAACGGCTTTGACCAGTTCAAAGGTGGGCAACTTAGTTACTGTATTTGGCGACAACGGTAGCAGTACAACATTCTCAATTAGAGATGCTGATAGTGCTATTACAGCAAGGTTAAGTGATAGTACACTTTTCAATGCTGGCAGATGGTTGCCAAACAGAAGCGAAGATTCAATAAAAGTATTACGAACTCTTATAAATACGAAAGGGGTTGGAACAGTTACAAGTGTGAATGCTTCTGGTCCATTAAGCTCTAGCGGGGGTGCTACTCCAAATATTACTATTTCACAAGCCAACACATCGACTAATGGTTTTTTGAGTTCTACTGATTGGAATACTTTTAATAACAAAGTAAGTTATACCGATGCATTGGCTCGAGGAGCTGTATCATTTACTGCTGGAAGTGGAGCGTATAATTCAACTACTGGAGTAATTACCATACCAACTAATACCAATCAAATTACAAATGGTTCTGGTTTTATCACCCTTAATGATAGTTCAACTATCAATGCAGGTAGATGGTTGCCAAATCGCTCAGAAGATAGCATTAAGGTCATCAGAGATTTAGCTAATTCAAAAGGTGTTGGAAGTGTAACCAGTGTTGCTGTTACTGCAGGAACAGGTATAAGTGTAACAGGCTCACCAATTACTGGTGCTGGAACTATTAATGTTGTAAATACTGCTCCAGATCAGGTGGTTACTTTAACTGCGGGCACTGGAATATCTGTCAGTGGCACATATCCAAATTTTACGGTCACCAATACAAGTTCTTCAACAGGTACTGTTACTTCTGTTGGCTTAACAGCTCCAACTGGTTTTAATGTTTCCAGCTCTCCGATTACAAGTGCAGGAACAATTGGGCTAAGTTTTGCGAGTGGTTATTCCTTACCAACTACTGCATCACAATCTCTTTGGGATGTTGCATACAACAAACGATTGATTTCTGCTTCTCTTTCTTCATCTACGTTAACTCTTACCCTTGGAGATGCTTCTACCGTGACAACGAGCGTTCCAACGTTCAACCAAAATACCACGGGTACCGCTGGTTCATTAAGTGAGGTGCTTTCTTCCACTTTAGGTGGTGCGGGTTCTGTGAATGGTATTTTAAAAGCCAATGGAAGTGGAACCGTAAGTGCAGCAGTAGCGGGAACGGACTATGTTGCGCCAAGTGCTTTGAGTTCTTATGTTCCATATACTGGGGCAACTACAAGCGTAAATTTAGGAAGTAACAATTTGTCTGCGGGTTTAATAAGCGGAACATCCGCATCCATTAGTGGATTGACAAAGATAACAGGCGGCACTATTTCAAGCGGCACTGAATTATCTTTAGCATGGAATGCAACTACAGGCGGTGCAATTCAAACTTTTGCAAGTCAACCATTAACATTAAATCCATTAGGAAACAATATTATTTTAGGTGGTGCATTAAGCGGCACAAGTGCTGCGTTTAGTTCAAATATTGCTGCAGGTGGTGATTTAACATTCCCAATAAACTTAACGACAAGAACAATTTGGAATAATGGTTACGGAGGAGCAGTTCAGTTAAGAAGAAGTGATGCAAGTACAGACAGATTTTCACGAATAGGAATTGTAGATAATTCAGGTGCTTGGGTTGGAGGTTTGACGATAAGTTCAGACCAATCGGCTATATTTTCAAATACATTAACTGCTAATAACACCTTTTCTGTTGGAACTTCAGGAGGAGTTACTACTGGAATTATGAGTTGGACAGGAGCAAGCAATGGTACACTCTCTTTATACGACGGAGGTGTTTCAAAAATTAGTTTTACAGCGACAGGTAATAGCTTTTTTAATGGAGGAGACTTAGGAATAGGAACAAGCAGCCCCAATTATAAATTGGATGTGAATATTGGAGCAGGAAATACAGGAGTGGTAGCAAGATTTAATGCTCCTACGTATGATGAGGTAAATATTTCTGCAGGACTTTCTAACTGGATAGGGACTAATGGAGCATCTTCATTCTCAATAAGAACATCAAATACAAATAGATTAACAGTAGACGGTTCAACCGGTGCTATCACAGCAAGTTCAAGCATAACAGCTACGGCAGGTGTTTTTAGCGGTGGTGCTACTATTTCAGGCTTTGGTACAATTTCAAATGCTGCAAACAGATTGAATTTAGACTTTGCTACGGGAAATTCAAGGTTATATTCATTGGGTGCAAACACTTCAACTAAAGGTGGGTTTGAATTTCACACAATTAGTTCTGACGGTTCTTTAGATGTAACAGCCTTAGCAATAGCGGGAAGTACAGGGGCAATAACAGCCAATTCTTCAATCACAGCCACTTCATTCTTTGAAAGTTCAGACGCACGTTTAAAGAATGTTATCCGCAGGGATGGTGACGTTGCATATTTCAAATGGAAAGATGGCCAAGACAATAAGGTCCATATTGGTTACATCGCTCAGGAGGTACAAAAATCAAATCCCAATCAAGTAAAGGCAGACGACAAAGGATTTTTGAGCGTCAACTATACCGAGGTATTGGTTGAAAAAGTGCGCTCATTGGAAAAAAGAATTAGTGAACTCGAAAACCGTAATAAATGAAAAAGCTTTTGATCATTGCGATTGTAATTATTGCTTGCTCGTTTAGTTACCGGCATACAACCGGAGACACTTGGGACGGCAATGCATCAAACCAAGCAGTTACCTATAAGGCACTAAGAAACGCAAATTCCGTTGGAGCATGGGTCAATGTTTTTCCTGAACCTCCTGACACAAGAGAGATATACACTAAGAATGATTTAGCCTCCTATCCTTTGAGTGTAAGTTGGTACGATGGCGGCTGGGATATATCGGACACCTTTACATCTTTTGGAACCGGCCAAGCGATTACAAGGACCGATATTGAAAGGACTTTAGCGTGTTTACATGCAGAGAGTGATTTTCTACCGTCAGACCCTTTTACCACAACGGTATTTTATCTTCCCAAGGGCAGGCTAATAAATACGATGGCCATAAATGACCAGCTGTACACCAATAGGCAATCAACCACCACTTACGCACCAGGAACAACAAAATATTTTATAATCGGCTTTAGCTACGCCTATATCACAGTAAACTCTTCTGGACAAATCACAGCAATCACATTCCCTTAAAATTAAATACTATATGAAAAAACTATTTACCATCTTACTCGTTGCAGTTGCTTACAATGTCTCTGCTCAAAAAGTTGACACCGTTTATAAGGCTATTCAGATTACGCCAATAGTAGTAAACGCTTTGAAAAAAGATACTGCCTATCAATTGACTTGGAGGATTGACGGAGTGCATAGAAATGACTCGCTCCCAGCTACAAGCCAAGTACATGTTTTTGACCGAAAGGGACGCCGCATCATGCAAGACGAAGTTATCATCCCGGCGAGTGTCCTTGCTGTATGGCTTGCCAATACAGTTATCGATGATTATATCATGGCTTTTTACGGCCTCACTAAACGTAAATAATTCTTCACCAATAAATCAAACACAATGAAAAAAGCAATTTTATTTCTAACTGCAATGATTCTTTTAGGCTCAGTTACAAAGGCACAAACAAAGCCAGACTATAAGGATATTGCCAAAAAAGCAGCCAATGTCACCGACAAGGAATTCGGATTTGTAAGCAACAAAGACAACAGCAAGTTGATTGCCAAGATACCAGCTGGAAGCGATACACTCGAGCTTACCAATGACTGCAAGTTCATTAAGGTGAACGGTCAGACAATTGATGTATCTGTAATCAGTAATTCCGTTCTCATTTTATCACAAAAAGACTTGGAAAGTTTTATAACTGGCATTCAAGAATATCCAGCAAAAATTGCAAACCCATTTACCCAATACTTTTTAAAATTCTTTGGACTTACCATCCAAGAACCTAAGAAGTAGTAATCACAAATAATATTTTTTAACTATTGAATTGTTGGCACAATCAATAGTATGAAACAATTTACACTTAGAACTCCGATATCATATTATGGTGGCAAACAGAAATTGGTTGCCACTATTCTTAAATTTATTCCTGAACATAATCTTTACTGTGAGCCATTTCTTGGAGGAGCTGCAGTATTTTTCGGGAAACAACCAAGTAGGGTTGAAGTAATTAACGACACAAACAAAGAGCTGATAAACTTCTACAGGGTTTGCAAGAACCGATTCCATGAACTAAGTGCTTTGACGAGAATCACCTTACATTCAAGAGAGGATCATGATAGCGCATGGATAATTTACAATAAACCTCATTTATTTGATGAAGTAAGAAGAGCATGGGCTGTTTGGGTTTTGAGCACCCAAAGCTTTAGTGCCATGTTAGATGGCTCTTGGGGCTATGATAAAACTGATGATACAACTACTACAAAGATTGGTCACAAGCGTGAGCAGTTTACCGAAGACCTTGCAATTCGGCTTCAACATGCGCAAATTGAGTGCGCAGACGCCACTTATATTATCCGTAGCAGAGACACGGAACAAAGCTTTTTCTATTGCGACCCACCTTATTTTAATTCAAATTGTGGCCATTATGATGGCTATACTGAGTCTGATTTTAGAGAATTACTTGACACATTAGCTTCTATAAAGGGAAAATTTATTCTTAGTAGCTACCCTAGCCAAATTCTAAAAGAATACTGCAAAAAGTACGATTGGTCAATGTGGTCTGTAGAGCAGGCTGTTTCTGTAAATGCAAAATCAGGGTACTTGAAGCGAAAAGTGGAAGTGATTACAGCGAACTTTAAGTTGTAATTAAGCGATAAAAGTAGGCTGGGACGTGAAAGATACCACTCTATTCACTAAAACACCAAAGGCGTGTCCCAGCCGTATTTTTGAATTGTTGGCCAGAATTAATCCTTTGGTGCAGCTTTAAATAGAGTGGTATTACAAAGATAGTAGCAGAAATTGAAAGAAAAACGGGTATTTTGAAGCCTAAAAAAGTGAATTTTTACAACCTTTAAAAATTAGGCCGTTTCGTTTTTATATTTAGGTCGTGTGAAATTTGCGCTTTTATTAGCTTTTCCCATATATTTTATATTTTAATAAAGTTAACTTCTTTTCGTGTAAAGCAATTTGTTAAAATGGTATAATCGGTCCAAAATAAATGCAATTGCTTACCTTGCACGAAATTTTTTTTATGAGCCAGTTGA